TTTCATGTTCCCTCCTTAATAGGGATGCCAAAGGCGGGTGATTAAGGCACCCGCCCATGGACTTGTGCAACCAGTGATTAGCTGATTGCGGAAGCTGCGTCGATCTGACGCATTCTGCAATGTTGTTACTCACCTTTAGGCGGGATAGGTCATTTCTGCCTACCTCATACGGTTCAGTTCCCGTATGTTCAGACTATCGCATCGCTTGTAACAAGCGTTCTCTCACTTAGTCGTTCAGGCTGCTTTCGCTTGCCCCTTGTTGGCTTCTCAGCGTTCAAGACAATCAGAGAGAATTTACCCACGACCAGTATGTTAATCGTGGTATCTGGTCCTAGCGAGGTCGTAAAATGAACTCGATAGGATGTCCCAACTAGCGACCGGCTACAGCAGCCATCGCTTTACCAGATGTAACCCGGACAGACTCAGTATATCCGGGGATCAACCCTTCAGGGTCTGCAACCGTCGGCTCAGCGTTCTGCACGATGTTGCACTTGATGTTGCGCCACTCGCCGTCTCCGTAAGTGGTGTCGCCCTGCGCTCCAAGGTTAATGGCGAAGATACCGTCCTTACCGAAGATGTAGGTGCGAAGGGCCGTCAGGCCAGTCACGCCACTGTAGTTGATGGTCTTGGTGACCAACGGAGACTGGAAGAAATGAACGCCCGTGGTCGGGATTTCAATGACTTCCGTCAGATCGACGCTGACCAGCTCTTCCATGCGGGCGAGACCCACAGGGGTGTGCTTCAGGATGTCGATAGGCGAATCGTTGCTGTTGTCAGCCGTCACGTCGCCAAGGGCGAACGGATGGATGACGCCGACAAAGGACTTGGAAGCCTCGTCGAACGGACGGATCGAACGGCCAGCCATAGACTGGACGCTGTTACGAATCTGAGACAGCGACAGAGCGGTGAAGCTCGCCGTGGTTGTCGCAGCCAGTTCCACCAACACGCTGGCATCGATGCTGGATGCACCGTCAGCAGTTGCGCGAACCAATGCGCTCAGAGACTCGCCAAGACGATACGACATTTCTTTCGCAACGTTCTCGACGGTCTGGTCAATCGCGGTTGCGAGAGACAGGGACGAAAAGTTCGCGTAGTCAGCGTACTCGCCGATAGTGGCAGTCGTATTCAGGACGTTGACGGACAGGGACGGGCCCACAGTTCCTTCGGTCGTCTGGTTGGTGTTAGCAGCCAGCGGCACGTACATGAACATTTCTAATGTGTTTTGGGTTTAAGACTCGAAAGTCCCTGATGTCACCATCAGGTCGCTCTGCATGTCACCATGCAGTTCAGACTCTATCATGACTCCCTGCGGAGTCTCTTGCGTATTAGTCGTTAGGGATACCCCACGAGAATTCAAAATTCTTAACTGTTGCCAATAAACTCGACGCAATTCGTTGTTCGCTTCAGGAGCGAGTCTAACGAAATTCAGCAAGATTTTTGCTTGTTCCCGTTTCACAACTAGGTAAGGGAGCGTTGCTAATAGAAGAATCTCTATATCCTTCTTCTTTAGCACTCGCCACATGTAGGCTTCTTTCGTTTTCGCTGTCGCTTTCTTTGACAGGTATACGCTTCCGCCAAAATTACTTTGCAGCCAATCAATCAACTTCTTACTCGTGCTTTGTACCATCACGATTGAGTTGTAATTTATGCAGGTCTCTTTTTGACCAGCACCGATTGTGATGCAACCTTCACCATCTAGAATGCCTGCGAGGTAGCCATACTTCGCTTTATCTGACATTTTGCCTCCTTTCGGATATTATGTAGGCATGGGGTCTTTCCTCGGTATTGTCTACTATTTACTATAGCAGGGGTCCACCGATTTAGCAAGATTTATTTTTACAACCAGTACAAAATGTTTTAGATATACTGGTTACCGCTCTTCATGGGCAGGTCAAGGCGCTCTGCGCATGCGACGAACGGGGTTTGCGCCTTCAGGTTCTCACGGAACCGTTTATCATAATACTTCACCGTGGATTGAGGCAGGTTGGATTGCTGGTTTCCAGCAGGAGAGAAAGACATAATCTATCCTTCAGGTTAAGCTGATACTGGTGCACGCTTTCTGGCGTCCGCTGCACGTTGCAGGTCGTTCACCAACTTTGCAAAAGCCGGGTTTCTAAGTTTTTTCTTATACTCTTCGGAAGGCATGTTATCAATATCATCCAAAGTAATGTCAGTTGTCACACCACTTGTTGTGGAGTCTGAAGCATTGCTGCTATTCAGACCGGACGGGACTCTTACTTGGCGCTTTGTTTGCGGCTGCTCGACGGGAGTAATCCGACTCTCGGTTGCAACTGGAACCGGCGATACTTTTGGTTCCGTACTCGGCGCGGGTGCAGTCGGACCCACTGTGGGTACAGACGGCACGGGCGCGGGAGTTACCTCACGCACGATAGGGCTGTCGAGGAGCAATCCGGCTCCCTTCAGCGTTGAAAAAGCTAAGTTGAACATCGCGACAGTAGGATTTAGCTTCTTCTTGAACATCCATGCTGTCAGTACTTGTTTGTTTTCAGCACACGGATAAAACTCCGGTGTCTGTTTCTCGAAAATGTCGTAGTTCGACTTTGCCGTCAACTGCAACATGAGCAACTGTTGGTTGTTCAGTGTTTGACGCAGTACGTCAGGCTTCATGCCGACGCTGGCTTCGAACATCGTGTCAATCGCTTCTAGCGACTTCGACGGATCGTTCAAGTCTTGCGAAAGATTGAACCGCTCTTCGGTGGACAACTCGCGCGGCTTAAACTCAACAAATGACTCAAAGCGCTGTGCGTCGTCGGGCAGTGGCGTATCGTCCACGATCCCCAGCGTTTGTTTGCGGGTGACCTCGCGCAACTTGCGCACGAGTTCGACATTTTGAGCTGTGAGTTTTTGCGCCAACTCGTCCGGCGTATGATAGACGATGACTTGTTTTCCACCCAACTTCGCACCGGCAATATCTGTCGGCTGGTACTCGTATCGAAGCTCTGGCAATGCATCCGTAGGCGCAACTACCTGATCGCTATGCGCAACTATGGGCTCGCTATGCGCAACTATGGGAGCAACCGCGGACGTGATGCGCGGGTCACTCGGATCGTCAAGTGTGTTATCGCCGGGTGCGACGGGCGCAGCTGTGGGCGCGATCACTTCCGGCTCCATTCGACTAAGACGGTTACGAACTGAACTGTTCATTGGCATAATCTCCTCCTAGATTATTGAAACTCTGGTGAAACGTTCGGCATTTCCGGATTCTCGGGTGTGCCGAGTTTCGAAGCGTTATAGTGTGCAAGATCGAACTCTTCGACAATCCTCTGTATCAGCCCTGTGTAAAATTGGGCCGCGGCCTTTGCAACACAATGCAGTGCAACTACGGACTCGGGCTGGTCGACGGGCGTATTCATGAGCGCCGTGTTGAAGTCCTTCACAACTTGGACCATCAACAGCTGCATGATGTCCCAACCTTCCTGCTGTATGTATGCAGAAAGTATTTGCTTTTGACGGGCGTCAAGTTTGATGTCCATCTCCATGACGTTTGCCATCTCAAGTGACTTCACTGGATCGAGCATGTCTCCTCCGAAATTTTGGGGGCAGTGCACAATAGGTTAAGTGTCTGCCCCGCTCATATTACTCAACCGTAGGCTGTTGACCTTCAAGCCCCTGAGGGCTAGGCGTGCCTTCAACCGCTTCGCTCATACCGTTTGCCCTTGCGGACTCACGTATGATGTCGCGTTTGATTCGGTTGTCCGATTCTTGGTCGGCTAATTGTTGTTTTTGTTGGAACTTCTGTTGGTCGCCTTGTGCCTTAGCCTGTGTCTGCATCTGCATCTGTGCGGCCTTCGAACTGGCGGCACGCTTTTTCTTCATGGCGTCGGTCAGAGGCTTGATGATGTCCTGTCCGTTCTTCCATTCGGACGCTTCCATCCACATGTTGATAATTGGCTTGAAGTCAATGTACTCTTCGTTGATGTCCGCCAGACTTTCTTGTATCTGTGGGTTGTCCAGAATCTGAGTCAACATGACCATTGACTGGGCCATCGTACGCTTAGCTGCCAAGCTAGAACCTGCAAGAACCTCGTACTCGATTTGAGCATCGTGGAACTCTTGCATGTCAATGTGCTTCGCATACGCTTCCCCCCGCTCTTTTCCAAGAACGGCAAGTATGGCTTTGTCCGACATTATGTTGAAGATCAACATGTCGAGGATGCTGAGGAACGGTTTGAACACCTGTTCGATGAAGTTGTCCAGCGGGCCATCGAGACGTGTTGCGCTCGCACCCGCGAGAATGTTTGCACCGCCAGCCGTTCGCCCCATTGAGGAACGCGGACCTGCGGTAGACCCCTGCACTAACTGCTGATCTGCACCAGACGAGGACTCTGTAGCCTGCTCCGATTCCTTGAGTGCACTCCAAACATCTGACGGTACTTTCGGAGTTTCCATCAGACGATATGCTTTTTCGGTGTCCTTGACGGTGAGAATTTTTCCAATGCCCGACCGAATCATTTGTGTCGGGGCGTTGTCATCACGGTCGCGTAGGTACAACGGGTTGACGCCGAACGAAAGGATTTTCAGAATGGCATTGATGGTGCCTTGGTCGACACGTTGGTTTTGCCCAACGATCAGCCCGAGACCCATGCCATAGAATGCCTTTGGTCGGTTCCACCAGTTGGCGGAAAGAAACGGTACCTGTTTGAACTCGTTCTTGCCTGTAAAGATGACGGTCTTTTGATTGAGAACCATGATCTTTCGATCTTTGTCCCAATACTCCATGATCTCAAGCTTGCGGCGCAGCGGGTCAGGGCTTACTCTGATGTTGACCTTCTCCGCGTGGTGAACGACACCTTCGATGTAAGAGGCTTGTTCCGTCTCCAGTAGTTGGGCCTGTTCTTTTCCTGTGGCCCAGAATTTCTTTAGGTCTTCCTCCCCCGGAAAGCGCCAGCCTTTTATTGCTTCACCCTTTTCGCCATCAGCCAATGCCTGTACGACGGCATCGCGCAGTTCCTTCATTTGGTAGAAGTCCATGTAGCGAACGTCTATGACCCACGCGGCTTTGCGAATATCTGAGACGTTTAACTGGGGGTCAACTAGAACTTTGTCGAGCGGACGAAATTCGAATACGGGCAGCGGAACGATCTTCTCACGAACCTTGATATTGGGTGGTTCGTCGGTGACGACACTGTCGTCTGGCGTGCCGTCGGTGCCCGGAAGATTTACGACCGAGGCTGTCCTAGTGTAGTACTGGATCGTCTTCCAGTCGTATCCCCACTTCCAAATACCAGTTCCGAGATGCGCCATCTGCTCCAAGCCCCATTTAGTCTGGGTTTTGAATTCACAGTCGCGCAGGATGTATGAGAGCAGTGTAGTCTTTGCGTCCACGATCTGTTGGGTCTTACCAGCTGCGACGGGGTCATTGCTGGTTCCACCTGTAGGTCGAAGAATCATTGGAGGATCGTCGTAAAAGAGACCCTTGTGGAGTTGAGGTACGACCGCGTTGCACACCTTCGCAACGGTAAAGCGCTGGACGTTGGGCTCAAGGACGTACGTGTTTTCGTACACGGTCATTGGGCGCGGCGATTGGTACAGAAGGTCAGCATCTCTCCAAAGCAATGTCCACTGTCTGTTTGAGATGTACGCCTTCGCAGCCACAGCGGATTGCACGACGAGTGCTAGGTCGCCGCCGATGGTCAGGATGTCGCCGTCTTTGTTAAAATCCTCGTTGGTCAAATCCCTGTTGGGATTACCTTCGGAGTTTTCCAGATCAGCGATTCCAAGTGTTTCGATCTTCGCGGGCGATGTTTCAACTGTGTCTGCCATATCTCTCCGTTAAAACAAGTCTGCCAGTGGGTCGGTCGCTGACGGATCGTACGTGTCCTCTTTGACAGCGTTGATCGCCTCATAGAGACTCATGTCAGGATTTTCCTGAACCATCTGCTGTGCATTGAACTTTGCGTAAGCACCCAGCCCGTAGGTCTGTTCGTATTTAGCCTTGCCCAGCGGGTCAGGACAGTATGTGTCCTGCTGTGCAGTGATTTTTGCTTCCATCTCTGCGTACCCAGAAAACTGGTTGACGAGCAGCGCAAGAGCATCGACAATGTCGTCGTGCGTTGCCGCCGCGGTTCCGAACTTCGAAAGTTCGTCGTAAAGTTCTTCGAGCGAGGGACAGGAGTTGACGAACAGAAGGCGCTCGTCTCCGAGGTATCGTAGAACCGGCTTCGCCTTCATCATCTTCGAATTGGCTTTGTTGCCCAATCCCAAAGAGACGAATTCTATGCTGGCGCGCACCTTCAATTTGTCCATCTCGCGATAGACTTCTCTGCCGAGCCATTTGACGCCGACAGACTCCTCAATACAAACTCGCCTAGGCTTCCACTTCAGCACATTAGCGGCGATGACTGCAGGTAACTCATACTCGTTGAATCTTCCGCGGTTCATATCGATAACGTAAAATCGACCGCCGTAAATAAGTGCCGTAATGATGACCGTATAGTCTGCCCAACTCTTCGTCGAATAGGCTGTGTCGACGGTCATAACTATCATGCCAGTTCCGGGCATGAGATTCGCTTGGATTGTGCGTCGTATCAAAAGTTCGCGTGGGAACTTGACGACGTGCATCTGTGTCGGATCGTTGAGGTACTTGATTGCGAAGTACTCGTCGGT